TTTTACTGGGCTTTTTTATTACATGAATTTATCGTAGGCCAATTCTCGAATAACATATGATCCGAGCTTTGAAGAATACCTTGCGACCGCAAATGCATCAAAGTTATCGCACAAATACATGATCATGAGAGCGAAGATCATGCTGTCGCCATAGTAAGCAATCACATCAATATTAGGGTCAAAATCCGCCATACGCTCGGCGATCTTGTGCTCAAACCGATGGATATTCTCATCACCAATTAGGTTGTCAAACATTGGCAAATCGCTGACGTAGACGATCGATTCGGCAATAGTGTTTAACTCTTCTGGGTTAAACCGAAAACTTGGGTTCGGCACGAACGCCCTCTTGTACTTCATCTACAAATTCCTGTTCTTCAATAAAGAAGTCCCAAAGGGGCATCTCCGATTTCAGCTCGATCATCATGCGCTCTGCTTCTTCTTTTGTCATATCATGATCGATAATGATAGAGGGTTGCCGCATAAAGTCGCGGCGTTCCCCTTTAATCTGGAACCACGTCATCGCCATACTCCTGTAAAGTAAACCGAGCCTTGTCCAAAGCACCGAGCAAGAACGGGGTAAGATCGCCCTTTGTCGGCAAACTTTTGGGCCGCTTTAAATCCGATTCGTATTCGGCCAAAGCATTGACGCAGAACTCCAATGCTTCCTTATACACATCAGCCGCCTTGCCAATTTTGTGGATGAAGTCCGCCGTGTTGGGCAGGTTTTGCTCACGACAACGCAGCGCGTGGTCATAGTATTTTGGAAAAAGGTCAGCGCGTGGCATCAGGCGGCCCCCTCAATGTGGCAAGAGCGAGAGATTCAATTACATGATTGTCTTCGCATTGATGAAGAATTTCTCGCAAACCAGTTTGTAACCACTCAATATAAGCCGCCATATTTTCTTTGTCTTTACGAATTGGCGTCAGGTACGATTCCAAATTGGCAATTTGGCGCTCCTGCTCCGCAACTTTCTTGCGAAGCTCCACGACGTGGGCCAGCGTTGCATCGTCCGCGTGGCGGTCGGCTGGGGCATACGGCCCCAACCAACGAATGTCTGACGACATTTTCTTGCTGCGATAACCAGTCATCCTTCCATCGCCTTTGTTAAATCTAAAGTTACAGTTGGCATATTCACAGGGCCAGCTTGGCCGCCAAGCTTGGCATAGCCTTCGATGTCGTCCCAGTGATCGCGGAAATCCTTATCGCCGCTCAGGAGCCGCGCCAGCTTGACCGAGATCATCTCCAGAGCTTCCTTCTGACCATCGCTCAGGCGTTCCCAGTTTTTGCCACTCCGCAGCACGTCCTTAATGGATTGGCTCATGCTGGCATTGTCACGGTAATTGCCGTGGGTCTTTTCGCGCTTGTCTAGTAAACTATTCATTTCGTCCTCTTTTTGAATAAATTCATGATCTTCGTATAAACGATCCGCAGCCACATGAGCCGCTTCTCGACCTTCGCCTGTGCCTCCGCCTGTTTCCTGCGACGGAACTCCAAGTCCATCTTGGCATCGTACCAATCCAAGTTTGGTTTGTGCTGATCGCGGCGCATAAACAATTCGCACAAGATATCGTAACGCTCTTCCCAATCGCGAATAATCCGACGGAGGCGTTGTTCCTCCGTGAATGTCCCCACTACGGGCTGTTCCTCGATAATGTCCCAACGCTGGTTCTCCTGTAACCGATCGTGGCCCCCTTTCAATTTAGCATTCTCAACACTTAAATCAGCGACCCGTTGTACGAGCCGTTCATAATCCAACATATTTGGCATTAGTTTTTCCATTTCTCTGGCGGGATCAGGCGGAACTCATTGCCTGCGTTGCCAGTCTCATAGTGATTGCTGGTTTCGATTGCACCGATCTCGCGTAACGCAGCGATCTGGGCGCGAACTGTGTAACGCTTGCTATGGACCTCGTCGGCCATCTCCTCGTAGGTGCCTGCAAACGTCTGGTACTGATATTTATCATAGAGCATGCTCCAAAGGAGCTTGGCTGATGAGCCAAGCCCCAAGTGGTACACGACCTGTAGGATCGTCGTTAGCATTTACTCCTTACCCTTCTTGGGAACAACCTTAAGAACCTCAAAGGTTTTGCCATCTTTCTTGCAGGCGTTGTAGAGCTTCATCTGCTCTGCGGTGACGCCGTAGGTCGAGAGAAGCAAAGCCTCGTCGAGGACAGAACGCTGCGAGAGCGACACCTTAACATCATATTGGTCACCTTCAACAAGCTCGATGCCAAGAGCAATGATCTCAGCCTTGAGGGCGTCTTTGGTTGCTTCCAAAGCTTTGATCTGGCTGTCGATGTCGTAGTAGCGGTCGGCGAGGGTGCGGTTCGTCATGGTCATCTCCATTTAAAATTTAAGTCAGCCCGTTGCTGATGACCCTTTCTCGCATATAACGATTTCTCTGTCAAACACTTTTTTGCACGACCCATTGATAAATTATGTTGAAGCCGTACATCTTTGTTGGACCATGTCCAGCATTCGCCGCTATCGTCTTGAAAACACACCCATAATAGGTGGTGTTCAGGGCCATAATCAATCAGGAAATGCGCCATTGCTGGGCCTTTTGGCGTGTCTAATGGCAATGGTGGATCAATCCGCGTCATATTTTAATTCACACATAACAACCCTGATAATATATCCTAACAAACCTAATACCCAGAAGAGGGCCATAATTTCCGCAATTTCACGATTCGTCATTTCTCATCCTCCATACACGCATCACTTCGGCCTCGATGTAAGGCCTTAATTTCTCTGGCGTCCGACCGATCTCGGCCCTGCGCTCTAGTTTAGTTTCCAAATTTAATATCCTGCATGCGCGTTCGTAAATCTCATGCTTGCAGGCCGATTGAATAGCCTCTGGCTGGTCTGCCAATGCAACCTTGCCGATCATCACGTCTTCGATCATCTTGCTAGGCCTCGTAATGAACTGCCAAATATCGTCTGAATGCTTCTTCTGCTGCTTTGTGGCCGAGGGCGATGCAAACAAATCCCCCTGCTTCTTTGGCCGCATATAAATACTCCTCCTGTTCATTTCCTAAAGACGACTTCGTGTGATCTCGCCGTTTTAATTCACATACAAACGTCGGTTTGCCTGGGACAATGATATCTGGCGTTCCCGTTACCATGCCTTCGGCTTTATCAATCTTTACCCTCATTATGGACCTAACGCCCTCGTTGCGAGGATGAAAGGCTATTCTACCCCATGTGGTGGGGAACTCCCTACGCAACCTTGCGAAAAACGTAATCTGTTCCAAAGATTCAGTAGCACATTTGCCCCTGAATTTTTTATCACCATATACATCAATGTCCGCTGGGAACTTCATCGGCTTTCCTATTATAAGCAATCACCTTGTACCATTGGCCTTCTTTTTGATAGGTCACGGTATCAGGTTTTTTGCTATTAAGAGCCAAGAACATAGCACGATCTTTAAAACCTTGCGACCAATTTGGCGCTTTTGGCACCCAAAATGAAAACTTGCGGTAGGATGTCTCGACATCGATGCGCCACATTTCGCGGCCTGCCTTGCTCATCGTGTGCCTAACTTTCCACGCTTCAACCACATCCGTTTGCCGCCGCGTGGGATCGGCCTTCATCGCTGTAAACTCGGCGATCAGCTTCTCATTGGGGTCTACGATTTCACCTTTGCATTCGGAGCAATACCGTGCGGCTATATCGTTGTCAGCCTCACAGTGAGGGCAGGCCTTAGTAGTCCAGCGGCTTCCGCACTGTACCAATTGTCCTGCAACCAATACTCGACCACCGCAGCGCCTGCCGTAGTGCGCTGGGATATCACCATGCTCTGTTGAAATTGGTTGACCGTCGAGATCGCAAAAGTACCCAGAAGGGCTAATCTCGAACCCCGATGGGTTGGGCCTTGCTTTAAATTCATTCTCCACCTCGCATAACGGGCAACGCACCTTCAAAGTGAGCGGATTGTCTTTGCTCTTTATCGTCTTAATCGTGGGATTAAAGATATCACCATCAGGGCAGTGCCGCTCGATGTTCTCGGCATAGTCGAGGATCAGGCAATCATCCTTGCCATCGGACAAGCGCAAGCCACGGCCAATGATTTGCTGAAGCAAGCCAACTGATTCGGTCGCCCGAAGCATCGCAATCACGTCAACATGCGGCGCGTCGAAGCCAGTTGTTAACACCTGCACATTGACAAGGTATTTGATCTCCTTGGCCTTGAACCTTGCGATAATGTCGGCGCGTTCCTGATTTGGCGTGTTGCCCGTCACAATCGCAGAGAGGCCGCGTGGCAGGCTTTCGAGGCACTCGTAGGCATGTTGCACGGTGGCGGCAAAGATCATCACCCCTTGGCGCTCTCT